GGCCCATGCCTTACGGCATCAGGCGTCGCCGTAAATGCGACGTGTGTACGAATAAGTTTTCTACCGTCGAGATGCGTGTCGGCGCAATCCCGTCCGAAGAGTTCGCTAGACTTGCGGCCCGCTTTTACCAGGAAGCCGTCGCGCTAGTGACCAAGAACAACGAGATTGAAAATTCAGTAAACAAATGGGTCACTAAATGAGCTTCGCCAATCCCGATCAGTGCCCGCAGTGCACGCTTCAGGGTCAGTCTCATTTTCACGGTACGACGGACATCACGATGCAGGTGAGCTGTGTGAATGGGCATGTATCGAACGTGATCCTAAAATTTGATTTGAAAGAGCTGACTTTCATCGACACCAAAAGCGGCCGACTCATCCGGTACGACAAAATAAAAAAGCCTGAAAAACCAAACCTCAACTTTAGCTAAGTGCGAACTGATATGAGAAAATTAAAAACACCAAGGACCCCGCTTGGGCCGTTCGAGACCGACGATTACGGCCCCTACTTTGAAATCCCCCTTACACAGGGGATGCACGCGAAGGTTTCTCCCGAAGACGCTCCTATTATCGGCGCTCACTGTTGGTACGCGTCCCACGAGTCGCGTAGGACTAAGTTCTACGCCGTCCGCTGGACGACGATGAACGGCAAGCGCGTGAAGCTCCGGATGCACCGAGAAATCATGGGGCTTCCCACCGGCGATATCGACTCGCTCGTGGTGGACCATCTGCCGCCTCATCACGATAGTCTCGACAATCGGCGCTCCCGTCTTGAGGTCATCACACAGGACGAGAACATGCGTCGCTCGAAGGGATGGAAAAAGAAGCCAGAGGAGCCGTCGCTATGAGTGAACTCGTCGCGCGCCCTTACCAGCTTGAACTCGTCGACTCCGTGTGGACGGAGCTTTTCACCGAATCGGTTGCCCTCGCGCAGCTCCCCACCGGCGGCGGTAAGACCTTTTGCTTTTCTCTTCTCATCAAAAAGGCGCTTGAGATTCCAGGCGTTCGCGTTGGCGTCGTGATGGGGCGCGTGGACCTCGTTAAACAGACAGAGAGAGCCATCGCCCGTGTAATTCCAAGAAAAGATATTGGCATTTACTGTGGCAGCATGAACCGAAAAGAGGTCAGGAGACCCGTCACAATCGCGTCGATTCAATCGATTCGTGACATCAAGGATCTTTTTTTCAACCTCCTCATCATCGATGAGGCTCACAACTTTGACCAAAACAAAGGCGGCTATTTAGAGTTCATCGACTCGGCTAGGCTCACAAACCCAAAGGTCAAAATCGTAGGGTGGACTGCGACTCCGTTCCGCTCCGACGGCCGCATTTACGGGAAGGGAAGTTTTTTTCCTAGGCTCTGTTATCAGAAAACGATTCAAGACATGATCGCTCTCGGCTTTCTTTGCCGCCCTATTTTAAAGCAGGGCGACAACTCATTCGACACGTCTCTACTGCGCGTACGTGCGGGCGAGTACCGTCAGGAAGACGTTGATAAACTTGTTTCGGATGAAAGCACGCTTGAGCTCCAGGTGAAAGACGCGCTCGAAAAAATGAAGGGCCGCACCTGCGTGGCCTGGGCGACTGCCAACATTGACCACTGCAACCGAGTCTTGGACGAGCTCCAGGCAAGAGGCGAATATGCGACTTCGGTCCACTCGAAACAAAACAAAGAAACTCGAAATACGAATCTCTCTGCATTCATGGGCGGCGGTCCTCGCCACATGGTATTCGTCTCAATTCTTTCCGAAGGGTTCGATCATCCCCCTATTGATTGCGTTGTGCTCATGCGCCCTACTCGTTCCCCTGTCTTATATATTCAGACGGTTGGTCGAGGTCTTAGAATTGCGAATGAGAAAAACAACTGTCTCGTACTCGACTACGGGCAGGTCGTACGATTACTCGGCCCGCTTGATGAGCCGAACATCAAAGGATCAAAGCGAGAAGTCGACTCCTCTAAAGGAGAAGCCGTTCTAAAACTTTGCGACACGTGCCAAACCTGGGTTCCTGGCGGATGCAAAGAGTGCCCGGAGTGCAGCGCTCCGTTTCCGATCCTTCCACCCGAAGAGAAGCTCGATAGAGCGCCTGAGGTTGAAGCCAAAATTCTGTCGGAGAAGACAAAGCCCGTTACCGAGCACCTTGGCCCAGCCTATATCGGCATGCACGAATCGAAATCAGGAAATCAATGTATCCGGATCACGTACCGCGACGGCAACATGCTGAGCCGCTGGGGCGGATACTTCGGGACGAGCGAGTACTTCGTCGTGACGTCAACGTGGGCCATGGAGCGCCTTGAGCGCCGCCTAACCGACATCGACGCGGATTTGCCAGGCATTCCATTCGACGAAGAGATCAAGGTCCCAGGCACGTTTGAAGTCACCAAGACAAAGGACGGGAAATATGATCGAATCATTTCAGTAAAAAAAGTTTCAAGCTCCGCCCCTCAACCGGATCAACTTGATTTCACCGAAGACGACATTCCATTTTGAAAGGGAAAAATATGGCTAGACATCTGAACGCACCGCTCTCTTCTTTTATCACTGCGAGAATCCCAATCGCTCCGGACGCGAACACCGATCCGACCATGCTCTTCAAAATGGCGATGGTCGCCCTCGAAGCAATCACGTCGGTCGGCGGAAACGATACCGGAGTTCTCGTAAACGACATCCAGGACACCGTTCAACTCGTCCCCGGAGAGTCGTGGTGCATGGCCACCGTACAAAGCGCGCTTCGGTACGTCGAACTCATCACGGGTAAAATATCGGCTATCGCGGCGGGCGGTCTCTGTACCGCTGTATTTGCTCAGAGCGTGCCTAACCAAGTGACGACTCCGCAAGTGGGAGACATCATCGTGTTTCAGCACGGGGCCGGCCCGTCTGGGCACACTGAAATTGTCACTGGGCTCGGTGACGGCACGTTCGTATTCGCCGCTGGCGGAAACACGACGCCAGGCGCGGGATACACCGGCGCTGCGGGCGTATTCCACAAAATGCGCACGACAACCGCACCGATCGGCGACATGACGATTCTTGGATTCCTGCGGCCGTACCTATGACCAAGAAAACAGGAGCTGAAAAAAATGACCAAGAGAAAACTCGCCTTGACCTACTCTCTCCGATTTGGATCGAAGGCGTGGGTCGGGTGCTCACCTTCGGGGCGAAGAAATACGCGGCCCACAATTGGAGAAAGGGCATTGCTCAGTCTCGTCTACTTGGCGCAGCCCTTAGGCATGTTTTTGCGTTTCTCGGGGGTGAGGATAACGACCCAGAAAGCGGACTGTCACATTTACTTCACGCAAGTTGCTGCCTCCAATTCGCCTTCGAGCTCCACCGAGACCGGCCAGAACTCGACGACAGATGGAAGCCGGAGACAGGTAAAAAAATGCGCTGACTGTAAAGGCTCAGGATGGGTGCTTGGATGGCACGATTTAATACCAAATATGCCGGCCACGAAGGAATGTGGCCGGTGTTACGGCACCGGATTTGATTCAACCAAATAAAGACTAAGAGAACAAAAAATGATGAACCCAAACTGTGGATTCCCCGAATGCATGATCGGCGGATTCGGATGCAACCGAGAAAAGATTTGCACGGCCGAAGACGAGAAAAAACTGAAGTCAATTAAACAAGACGACCGACACGACGCGGAGGTTTACGCCGCTGATCAGTGGGAGCAGGGCACCGCAAAGAAGTCTTTTATCGCTGGACGAGAGACCTGCGCTTGCAAAGGAGAGAAACGATGAGTGGTTTAGACTGGCTAGAAAAAGCGGCAGAGCGAACTGACGATAACGACCCGACCATTCAAGGATCGAAGGCTTGGCTTGAGTGGAGAAAAAAAGGACTCGGCGGATCAGACGCCGCTGCTCTCCTCGGATGGTCTCCGTACGTCACGGCGTTTGAGCTCTGGCAAGAAAAGATCGGAGTCATCAAGCGTGAGTTCGGACCGTTTCAAGTAAAGGCCATGCAGCGCGGAAAGGATCTAGAGCCGATCATCCGGGAGTGGTACGAGAAAAAGATCGGCGCTACGTTCAAGGAAGGCATCGGCATCTGTCCAGATGCTCCGCACATCCGCGCAAGCTACGACGGTATTAATCACGAAATCGAAAACGCTGACGGGTCTAAAGGCCGCGTTCTCGAAATCAAGGCCCCGAATAAAGACGACCACGCGCTGGCTGCGGAAGGTTTAGTCCCATTCAAGTACCTAGCCCAGCTCCAGTGGATGGGCATCGTGTCCGGGATAAAATGGTTCGACTACGTGTCGTTCGGAACGGACGGAAAGTATCACGTCGTCGCCATTGAAGCCGATCCAGCTATTCAGGCCGAGCTCATTCGAAGGGCTCAAATCATGTGGACGGCAATCGAAACAAAAACCGCTGACCGCAGTCAGTTTGAAGCTGACTTCAAAAAGTGGATGATTCCAATGAAGCCACTCGACCTGACCGCCGCAGAGGCGCAGATCGAAGACCAGTCGGTGGAAGCTCTCGTCGCCGAGACGATTGCGGCACAGGCCGAGCTCGACCAAGCGGACGCTCGATTTCAGGCACTGCGTGCAAAATTGCAATACATCTTAGGCGACAAAGAAAAGATGGAATGCGGGGAAGCCGTGTTCGGTTGGCAGACCCGGAAGGGGTCAGTCGAGTACGCGAAAATTCCAGAGATCCAGACTGTCGACCTAGAGAAGTACCGAAAAGACGACGTCCGGGCGTTCTATTTTAAAAGGAGCAAAAAATGAATACGAATTGGATTCAGGTTTTGGGAATCATTGTGTCTTTCTGCGCGAATTCGTTCACGTTCAAAGAGGATTTTCAGGTCAGAGGGCCAAACGAATGCCGGTCTGATCGAATCAAGTGCGTTCGAGAAGGCGTGCCGCACGGCGGAGATTTAGTTGACCTGATCGACGCTTGCCTTAAAGATCCAAGCTATAAGCCGGCGCCTATCCCGTCTCCCTCGCCGTCTTCAACTCCGTCTCCAGTCCCAGAGGTAAACAATGAACATCATTGAGCACGTAAAGCACAGGCTACAAGGAAAGATCCCGAGCGGTAAAAAGCGCTCGGGGGAATGGCCATCGGTCCGAAAAGCGCATTTAGAGAAGTCACCCGACTGCGTCGTATGCGGCGGAAAACAAAAGATCGAAGTTCACCACATCCAGCCGTTTCATCTGAACCCGAGCCTCGAGCTTGACCCGCTCAATCTCATCACGCTTTGCGAGGCGAAGAAAAACGGCGTGAACTGTCACCTTCTTTTCGGTCACATCGGAAACTTTAAATCCGTAAACACTCAGGTAAAAGTCGATGCCGGCACCTGGAAAAAGAAAATAAAGGAACGGCCCTAATGCATGACCCCCGATGCCTTCAGTTTGTCTGCACGTGCCGACGCCTCAGAAAAGAATCCAAAGATGGAAACCGAACTAGAGAAGAGCCTGAGAGCCGAGATCGAGATTCTGAAAATTCGCATCCGTGGTGCGGAGAAGGAGAATCAGGATCTTCGGACCCTCATCGAATCACGGAGAAGACGCTCTTTCACTGAGCCGGACACTGAATCATATGACGCTCGGCTGGACGTTCAGGGAAGCGAACAGATTGAAGTTGTAGTTCGACCCGTTGATTTCTAGGTTCACTTGGCAATCGTTATTCCCGTTCGCAAGTAAAGCAAAGTCCGCCGCGACCATCGAGACGAGTACCTGATTTCGGTATCCGGAAACGAGCGTGATGCCCGATACAAGGGTCTTAGAGAGCACGGTCAGGTCGTCGGCTTCGAGCACGCTGAATTCGATCGCAGATGCGCCAGTGACATCGTAAGGGTAGTTGTTCTCGTCGAAAAATGAGAGCAAGAATTGCGCATCGGAGTTCTGAGCTACTACAACCGGATTCTGACCAGGCTGCGGAGCAACGCCGACGTTTACGATAAGGCCCTGAACAATTGGAGGAGACATTTTAGATTCCTTCTCTTTCGATTAGAATGTACATGCGGTCAGCCCGGTAGACGGCTGCACCCAGCTCGTCCCGTTATACACGCAAAGAATATAAGCGCTCGTAAGCGCCACCGATCCGACGACCGGATTTGACGGAGAAACCCCGGAGGCTTGAACCGGAAGGTTGAGCAAGTTTTTAACCGTGAGAATGCTTGCCGTTTCAGATCCAGCGAACGAGGTTTCAAAAGCGGTAGAGAATAGGTCCAGCGTGCCGCTTGACCCGGGGGCCACTCCGTAGTCGGCAGCCCAGATATAGCCCTTACGTGGGTCGAGAGCGATCCCGCCGTAAGAGGAGCCATTTACGTTCGTTGAAACCGTTCCGACCTTCACAGGGACAGATCGGTTGCTGACGTCGAATAAGTCGATGACTCCGCCCGCGGTTCCGGCGCTCACCGATGGAACGTAAACGAACGATGGGTTTACCGAAGGAATCGTGACCTGAGAAGGCCCGATCGTTCCCGATGCGCTGAACTGGCTTAGGTTCGTCATCGCAGTCGGGGTCGTGATGTCGACGAGATCGACGGCATTGCCTGAACTCGTCACCGTGACGTAAGCCGTGTTCCCAGAGATGGTCACGCCAAGCGCTTCGCCGACCGTCGTGACGTTCACGCTGGCCACGGGGGAAGGCGTCGGAGTGGGAGTGGTCGGGATCGTCCAAGCGTTCAGTAACCGCGTCGAGAATCCGGAAGTGACGTACTGGGTCGAGTAAAGGTTCGACGCAGAGAACGCGACCCCGAAGCTCTTCGCTCCGCCGGATTGCTGATACCCCTGGACCAGAGACGAACTCGTCCCGCCAAGGCCCAAGCCCCCGGCGTCCGCGATAACAAGCCCTGTACTTTGAGTCGCAAGCGCCAAAACGCCGTTCGAGTAGGCGCAGTTATAAACCGACCCCGGAGATCCCGAGATGACGATGTGGGAAACGTCGACCGGCGCGGCTGGGTTCGCGATCGAAACGACGTCGACCCGCCCAACGGACCCGCTCGCAGGAACGTAAACGTATGGCCAAGGACCTGGGCAAATATTGTACGCCCCGTACAAAAGGACCGAACCTCGGTAAACCGGGTTCGCCTGGTCGGTGATGTTGAAGACCTGCAAGTAATTTTGCCCACCGGCCACGACCGCGTAGTAGCTCAGCCCGTTGCTTATGATGGCGACGTTTTGGTTCTTCGTCGTCGTCGCTGGCATTCCCGTGGTCATCGACAATAAAGAGAACGGATTGACCCGGAACTTCGAGGTGTCGTTCGCAGCGAAGCTGCCATTTGCGTTCAGAACGTAGTTTTGTTCGCCGACTCCCGGACTCGGAGACGGGACGACGCCCGGAAGTCCACCGGTTCCGGAATCTCCAGTGAAGACGGAAGCAGTGACCGTATTCGATGTGTTCACGAGCGGAGCGGTAAAAGTCAGATTCGGCTGCTTGCTCGCGAGATCCGACGTCAAATTCGTGACCTGCGATTCGGCGACCTGAATAGAGCTCGACGACGCTGCGGTGACGAGGCCTTTTCCGTTTACAGTGAAGGTGCCGACAGTGGACGCCGAACCGAACGACCCGACGTTCGAGTTAACGGTGGCAAGCGTGAGCGCCGCAGACCCCGGGCCTGACGCGGTGGCGTCGCCAGTAAGCGCGGTGAGGTAGCTTCCAGACGGCTGCTTCGAGTTGAACGTCGTCCAGTCGCTGGATGCCAGGCACCCCGGCTGCGACCCGGAGGCCACGTTGCACGAAATGGTGCTCGAACTGTTCACGAGCGGAGCAGAGAAGCTTAGCGCGCCTTGCTTGCTGTTGAACGTAGTCCAGTCGGCGCTCGCCAAATATCCGTTCGCGCTCGACGTCGCGACCGGCATTGAAATGGCCGGCGTCGTTCCGCCCGAGCTTACGACCGGTGAGGTCGCCGTGACGGCCGTTACTCCTCCACCCCCGCCGCCGCCGCTCGGAACCGGGATAACGTTTCCGTGCCCGTCGGTCGTGTACAGAACGCTCGCCGACCACCGCCGGCTGCTATTGTCGATTAACGTCCGGTTGCTTGAGTTCAGGACTCCGAGCACGTTATCGGTCGACGCGACGTCGCCCAGGGTAAAAATGTCGCCCATGCCGTCGGTCGTGAAGCCGATCTGCGCGTTCCACTTCGCTCCGGAGTTATCGATGAGGTAGCACTGTGAGGAGCCGTCGCCTGAGCAGAGAATGTTTTCGGCAGAGAACGCTGACGCTACGAAAAGCGAAACGAACAGCAAAAATTTAATCATTTTGGCTGTCTTCTTTCACTTGCTGGATCTGCGCATTCACGTTCGATTTGATCTGCGCGGCCTGAGCTGGGGTGACGTTCGTTCCGCCGTAACACCACGACGTAAAATTAGAGATGTCCGTCTCGCCGGTAGCCCAGTAGTTTTTCATCATCGACGGCGTCCGGTAGAGCTTGGTCCCGTCGGATTCTGTGCAGTCGCCTCCACCGAGTCCGTCGAGAATGCAGACTTCAATCGGCGGTGGATACGATTTATCGCACGCGCTAAGCAGACACGCGAGGATTAGAAAGAGCTTTTTCCCATGCTTGGCTTGCGGCATACCGATCTCCGTCCGTTTGTGCGTGAGCGGCCAGAGCGGCTGCGTCCGCGATTTGAGAGAGCGTCGCCGTAGTCTGGCGCTGCACCCACCAAAGGGTCACCTGGCTCGCGAACTGCTCCACGTATCCGACGATTTTCGGGATTGCGATAAGCGCATTTAAAATCGTGATGACCATTATGCCCTCCCTGAGAGTTTAACCGGTCTCTCTTCAGTTTTAAATCTTAAGATAATATGGAAAATCGATTGGAAATAAACAACCGATCGATAATCCGCATGGACCAAATCCCTCACCTTCGGGACGCAGCACAGGATGAGCGTCGCGACTGCCGTCTGAACGGTGAGTGACTTGGTCCACCACGGAAATTTCATCGATTAACCGATGGCGGAAGCGAGCGCCTTCACTTGAGGAAGGAGCGCGATCAGGCTGTCCGCGAGCGGAAACACGGCTGCGATGATCGCCTTGGCTTTTTCGCTCGTGAACGCCAAGTCGCTGACAAGGAGTTCGGCTCCCGCTTCGAGTTCGGATGGCGACGACTTGAGTGCTGCGATTTCAGATCCGATGGCGCTCACTTGAGGGATGAAAGCCAGGATTTGAGGAATCATGCCGATCGAACCCTCGAGCTTTTGCACGATGGTTTCGTTCGGAACTTCAGCGCTCTGAACTCCCGAGGACATGATTGCGAGAAGGGCTGCGATAGCTGGATACTTGGAAGCAAATGAACCCATGGTAAGGTCTCCTTATTTGAGGTGTTTCAGAGATTAATACTAAAGGCCGTATAGAGCCTCCGTCAATGTCCCTTTCAACGGCCCTTTTCCAGCTTGCCTTCGATGTGAGAAAGTCGACCATTTATCTCATCTAGTTTTGAGAAAAGAGTTTCGAACTTAGACGTCGTGTCTACTTGGATCCGCTCTTGAGCCGACGCCGTACCCACCGCGACGTAGTCGACATGGGTGATCCACGCCGTGAATCCTATCCCGGTGACGAGGAAAGACCCGATGGTGCCCCAGAATAAGGCCTGATCTCCGATAGATGCTTTCATCCAAGCTCCCAATTATTAGTGAGGACCCATACACATAATCGAAGTATTCGTGTCGTTTTGTGGAGTGCCGGATCCGTTCAAGGTCAAAAGCGGAAGGTTAGTCGAACTCGACGGGCCGGTGATCGCCGCGATGGCTCCCCCCGAGTCGGAGACGCTCGCAACGCACGAAGGAGTAGCACTGAATTCTCCAGTCGTGAGAGTGATGGTGCAGTTCCCAGCGCTTCCAGAAATGGAGGAGATCCAAGATCCGCTTTGAGAAAGAATCGTGCATCCGGAAGTATTGATCCGGGCACGTTCGACATGCTCTTGACCGCTCGTTGTGGATGAAACGGTCCCGTACAGGATTGGTCCAGGGAACCCCTGATCGACGGCCATTACAGACCAGTCGATCATATCCGCCGCGCCGGTGCTCCCGAGCGATAGTGCCTGCGAAGTTCCGTTCGACGCCGCTCTGATCTTAAACGAGTAAGTCCCGGCTGAAGGAGCGTTGAAATAACCATAAGGACTCGACGCCACGAACCCGGCAGTCGTCGAGTTATACTGGTAGTTCGACCCGCCGAGAACGTTATTGCTTGAATCGGTCAGAACGGTCTGAATGCTCGTGGTAGTTGTGGTGTCTGCGAGGCTCGTGCTCGCGTCGATTCGGTACCGACCCTGTTTAGGAAAGGTGCAAGAAATGCTCGGAAAAGTCGTGGAGTTGTTCGTGCACGTGATATTGTTACTCGTGCGCGTATTGAGAACGAGCGTTCCCGGACCCGAAGTGAAATCAGTAATCGTGTTCGCCGTCCCGCTGGACGTCATCGTAAACGATCCCGAGGCGGCGCTGTGGTAACCGCTCCATGAAGCGGCAGTGGTTTGAATCGTGTTCGCCGTCTGGGCCTGGCTCGGGAAGTAGTAAACGGAGATCCCAAAAGTTTCACCCGAAGTAGAACCATCTCCGAGGTCGATCGCCTTTGAAGCTGGAAGCACTCTGCCTTGAACCGAAAACGTAAGATTAGTTTGAGGGGTAGTGTAGGTGAAAGTGCCGATAACCGTTCCGGATCCGACACCGGTCGTACCGCCGGTGTAAGAAGTCATATTATCTACGCTATTGGAAGTCCCGTCGTAGAACGACATCCAGGCATTGCAGCTAACCGAAGAGCACAAAAAAGATCCATTCGCGACGACGTAATAAGTTCCCGGTGCAGCCGAAGGAATAATAACTTCAGGAAGACGAGTCGCCGGCTGAGTAAGAACTCCTGTAAGCGTAGGTGCGGGAATACTCGCGTTAGCCGGAAACGCAGTGTAAGCGGTCGTTCCAGGAGTGACCGTCCAGTAGTTCAGGCCAGTGGCCCACAACGAAGTCCCGATAAGCTGAGATTGAGACACTTGGGAAACATTCGTCGCAGGTCCAAGGTAGCAATTGTCGACGTAAATCGTTCCGGTAGCGGAAGCGGAAGTCGTGACCTGAACGCCAATCGATCCCGAAGCAGGCCCAACGAAGTTTACCGGAACGTACTGCCAGTTGCCCGTAGAAGGAACCGAAACGCAGTAAGAGGAGCCGAGCGAAGCACCGGCTTCGCGCGCACACACCTGGGCCGTGGTCAGAGTCGTCAGGACATGGCAAGACGCCTCTAAGTTGATTCCGGTGAGCGGTTGCGTAGGCGTAAAGTCTTGAGAAAGAACCGGCGTCTGAGCAGAAATGGTCAGGAGTTCGGATTGCGCTCCGGCGTAAATCTGCGCAGTTGAGAGTGTCCCGGTCGCGCTCGAAAGCGTCCAACTTGCGGGCGGAGCCCCTGTCGACCCAATCTCAAACCCCGGGTTAGAGAGAAGCTGGACTCCGCCACCACTGCTTCCTCCGCCAATAGACCCCGCCGCAATCGCGGCGTTCAAGGTCTCGTTCAGCCCGTTGGCGGTCACGTAAACTTGCGTGTCGAGCGGGAGGCAGCTCGCATTCGAGATACCCCGCGTAGTGCAGTCCGAAGAGGTCACGATGCCCTGTTGCTGAATCTTAGAAGCTTCGGCCGAAGGAGCGACGGCCAGCGCGATGATCGCAAGTGCCTGTAAAACCTTTTTGAAATTACTCATGTTTCTCTCCTTCAATACTTGGAATAGATCGCGTACAGCGTCTGTCCGGTAGCGCAAGCGGTTAGTAAAGTGATGGACGCTCCGGATATGGTATAATCTTTACCCGAACCCTGGATCATTGCAATGCCGTCGAGGGTGAGGAAAACGCTGGAAGACCCGCCCGGAGTGTTCGCAAGCGTAAAAGCGGTCGTAGATCCGTTGCAAGTTCCCGACGGGATTTCTTGAACTAGGCTCGCCGCGACGGGCACGTTCGAGAGCGTGTTGCTCGACCCCGAGATGATTTTATTCGTCAGGGTGAGCGCGTTGCTGTTTGTGTCGAGGGTAGTGCCAACCGAGGGAACGGAGAGCGCGCTCCCGCCGGTTGAGTTTTGAATCGCATCAAGCTGTTTAGTCGTCGTGGTGCTCGCAAGCGCAAGCCCCGGAAGAAAAAACAGCCACAATAGCTCTCTGAGTTTCATCGCAGGTTCCCTTAGTTATTTCGGGAGGTTTCGCGCCAAACGGAAGCCCCGTTATCCCACTCAAGGTTGATGACCGAGCTGAGAGCGCCGACCCACGGACCGTTCAAAGCGAGCCCGGTGCCGTCTTGAATTTTAACGGTATTCGTTGCGCTCGTTCCGACCAGGGTCAACATCTGACCGTTGACCGTTCCGGCCGCGATTTGAGGGCTGGCCGTGACCGTTACCGCGCCGCCGCTGCCGGCGATATAGTTGACCGTCAAAGCGTTGGTGGAAGTGAACGTGACGCCGCCGACAGCCGTGACCGAAGACGGGGAAGCGAAGGTTGAGACGACCGTAGGGGCGCTCGAAGACGGAGCGGAACTCGACCAAGTCGAACCATTCGAGGTCAGAACGTTCCCGCTCGAGCCAGGCGCGATAAGGTTAACCGACGAGGTCCCGTTACCGGATAGGAGGTATCCAGCCGTCAGAGTGGCGAGGCCCGTGCCGCCCGTATTCACTCCGATTGCAGTCCCCGTGCTCAGCGCGCTGACAGGGATATTCGAGAGCGTGTTGCTTGCCCCAGAAATCGTCTTGCTCGTCAGAGTAAGCGTATTAGTGTCGGTCGCGAACGTCGTACCCGTGCTCGGAACAGAAAGAGCGCTACCGCCGGTCGAGTTCTGAATCGTGTCTGCCTGCTTAATCGTAGTGCTGGACGCAAAAGCCTGAGCAGTGAAAATAAAAGCCAGTAAAAGAAGTGAAATCCGTTTCATGATTAGACCCTCCGAGAGTCTTCAGACCAATTAGTGCCATCCCACGTATAGTCAATCGCCTGACCATACGTCCCCATGTTGATCGGGCCGTTCATGTCCACTCCGGACACATTGGGAATCGTAAGGTAGTTCGCAGCCGCTACCGATTTAAGTTTCAAGCGCTGCCCGACCGTGGTTCCCGCAGCGATAGGAGGAGTCGCCGTGATCGGCACCGCTCCCGATCCAGCGCTTGGCTGAATCCACCAAACCTGCTCGGCCGCAGTAGTAGGCACGACGCCAGTCCCGGGAACGACCGAAACAGGAGCAGATGCAGAGCCATGCACTTCGATCGATCCGCCACCGCCGCCAGTAGACGACAGGGTTATGTTCCCATCGGCGTCGTCGGTGATGGTCATGTTCGTGCCGGCGATAAGTGACTTCAGAACCGCAACGTTTACGTCGTTCTGATAAAAAATACCTACTCCGCCGGGAGCGTTCTCAATCGCGCCGACGCCGCCGCCCACACCGACCCCGGAAGAGCCGGTCAAAATAAATCCGCTTACTTGCTGACCAGCCGCTGGAGCCGTACCGAAAACGACATTCCACGTTCCGCTGATCTGCTCGACCGTATATTCTGACTCTTGGCACTCGACTCCGTCCAGGGTAGGAACGGCGGAGTTCGCGTTGATCGGAGCCTGCGGGAGAGGAAAGGCGACTTGAGTTCCGTTGCCTTGAACGGTCGGGATGACGACCAAACCGAGCGTCGACATAACGGCGTCGAGCTGGTCGAGCTGACCCTGAAGGTTTCCTGCGGTCGCGACGTGGTGGCCGGCATTACTGACCGGGAAATAGCCCGGGTTCGCCGTGATGAAATTCAGCCATGCGATCCAGTCGGATAGGATACCAAACAACCAGTTATGCCATCCGGAAGGAGGTCTAAAGTTCGGAGTAAACCCGGTGAGCTGCTCGCCATCCGTCGGCTGTTGCCTGACGGAGTTATTCCCCTGGGTCCACGCCGGTAAAACGTTTGGCTGCGTTGGATTTGACATCTTTTCTCCCCTAACTCTACGTTAAAATTACGCGCATGCAAATTCTCCGTGTAGCTTAGATCGACTCTCAGCTAGCCACAGGATCACTTTTTCTTTGTCTTTAGATTGAAAGAAATGAACCGCCCCAGAAACCTTTATTCTACCGCGCCACCTATTTGTCGCACCGTGAAAATCCAGACCTTTAATGTTTCCGTCTTTGTTCCTAGTCCGGTTCCACATATTTTGAAGAGCTGTGCATTCTCTTAGGTTTTCAATTTTATTATTAAGTGGATTTCGATCAATGTGATCGACCTGATCAGGAAAATAACCATTCACAATGGCGAATATCACCCTGTGAACGTAGTAATTTTTTTTCTTAAACCCAATCGTTGAATGTCCAGTTTTCTTATTAGGATGGCTTTTAACTATAGAACCAGATGGCCCACTCCCAGGAAGAGACTTTTTTCTAATCAAATAACCATCAGAGTGATATTCAAAGTATCGTTCAAAATCTTTTATAAGTTCGATTTCTTCTATTGGGGTCATGTTAAGTACGTCCCTCCACACAATGGATCTGAAAGGCTTCCGTACCCGAGCCCTGATGGATCGCTTCCGTCATAGGCGAATCCACCACCGGCATACTCCCAAAGTTCCGCGTACTTCCCGCCAACCGTTTGACTTCCATCGTCGTACCCGAACCCGGGCAGCGGGCCGTCATAGGCGAACGCCATGGTTGGATCGAAGGACACGATTCCGTCGACACGGACCCCGGCCGGAGTGGCCTGAGATATTGTTTCGATCAGATTGTCCGCAGTCGGTTGGTCAGGGACTTGAAATGAAGACTCGAGCAGAATTTCCGCGTTCGCGCCTTCGTAAAGGATCACGAACGGAGCTCCGGTCAAAAGCAGGAAAAGCTGGATGACCTGTTCGGGCTGACCCTGGGACGTGTTGATTTTAATCTGGCCAAGAATGAGGTTCAGGTAAAGCGCATCGCTCATGCCGGCCGGGCGGGCGATGCCAACGATTTGACCGATATTGTCGAGTTGCTGTCCTTGCGCGTCCGGCAAATACCGAAGCGTGTTCATGTCGGTGAGCGAGTTCTCGATGATCTGAATCTGCTCAACGATAGCAGTGATTAAACCCTGCAAATTAGGCGCGTTTTTGTACTGGGTGACCAGTCTCGCAATTGCCTGCTCTACGTGGTTATTAATCGGAGTAAACAATCATCACCCCGCGCTCTTGTTGATGATGATGAAATCAGTTTGAGTGAACGCCTGCTCGTAAGCCGCGATCGGAATGTTGTTCGACTCCGTTGGCCCCGGCGTGGTCGAGACGTAAATCGTCGCGTAGTCGATGCCCGGGATACTCGCGAGTTGTGCCGTCAGGTACGGATCCACGATAACGCTCACACCTTGATTCAGGCTGTTGATGTAGGTGTCAAAAATCGTTTGAATGAGCGCCTGACCGTTCGATGGAAAATTCAAGTTCACGAGCAGGTTGGCCGTGATGTAGACGTCAACGAGTGTCGGCCGTGAGAAGTAAATGACGTGAGTCTGCCCCTGCGAATCGGTGATCGTATAATTGCTCGACCCGTAAGTTTCGATCCCGGCCGGCTTCGCAAGCCAAATGGCTTCCGCAACCGCCGCGTCGGTCCCGCCGTTGACGACGCACTCGAAGCAATGCGGAGGTCTTCCGTCTCCGTCTGGAACGTCGTCCACATTTTCGTAAACGAGCGCGGATTCAACGCCGGTAGTTGCTAGCAATTTCGCCCGAATCGCTTCCACGGTGCCTGCGCCAGCGATTTGAAGCTCTTCCGCCATACGCGCGCGGTAGGCGGTATCCGTTTCGACATTCGAGCCCACAGTGGCGTCGGTGATGTTGAGCGCGTTCGTGAGGCCGGATACGGGAGTCAGGATGTTGGTAAGCGTTCCTGCGTTCGCGATGATCGGACCGGTGTCGGTAGCCGTGAGCGTGACGGAAAGCTGATCGACACCGGCTTGTGTGATTTCGGTGGCGACGGTGACCGGCGTACTTCCCGAAGTGACCATCGTCGATGTTGATGTGAACTGAGGCTGAACCATGAGGCCGCCGGTTCCGGCACCATTGAAATTGACAGTAAATCCTGCGGTATAGCTTCCGGTGACGGTGCACCCAGAGCAAAAAGGAAGAGTCTGAATCGCAGATTGAAGAACAGACGCCGTGATGTTGTACGCGAGATTTCCGGTGGATTGCTCAGCGTTCGCAACCGTCCAAACACCACTGACCGGCGTTCCGGAAAATGTGAGCGTCTGAATGCAGTTCGCCCCAGGTCCAAGCGTCGCATCGGCCGCAGTCGCGAACACGCTCGCTGGCGCGTTCTGAACCGAGAACTGAGTCCCGGCAGGGATCAGGGTGCCACTGACACCAAAAAGCTTTTCATTTTGCTGAACGGATGCAGACGCCTGAAGTCTTGGAATCCCCCGGAGCGCGCCCACGTTGTCCAGAGACGCGCCGGAAGCCTCGTCAGGGACGGCAGAGAAATAGGTATCCTGCATGGCTTGCCACACGAGCGACAGGCGCTCTGCAATGATGCCATTGAGCTGACCAAAAAAAGCTTGAGGGGCTACGTTCGCGTCGGCCCCGAATTGAGCCTGAACCGCATTATTTAGATCGGTAAGAAGATCGGTGAGCAGCGGAAGAACGAAGCCTTGGACCGTTACGCCATACCCAGTGCCAGCGCTCATGATGGCGTCCCTTGGATCGTAGAGTTAGTTGGTAAAGTAATTTGAGCTGGCACGGTTATAATCTCCCCCGTACTGGTCTGAGCATCCACTGAAATCGAAAAGGTCCGGCTTTGATTTGAGTAGTTGAAGGTCACGTTCATGACCTGAGTTACGCCCGGAACCGCGACGGCCGCGTTTACAATGTCCGCCTGTACGACGTCTAAGTTTGGATTCTTGATCAGGATTTGCTGTTTAAACGGAATGCCCTTGGTCGTGTCTAGGAACCACTCGCCGAGCCAGAGCTGGAGCGTCTGTTGAAGGTTCTGAGCGATGGCGTCGGTGCCGGTGACGAGATAAAGGTCTCCGTTTCGGATATCTAAATCGTTTGTCACGAGGTTCATTCCGAGATCGCTCATTGAACGCTTCCCATCCCGATAATAGTTTCAGCGGCATTCGTTTGAGTCGTTCCGCCTGCGCCGGCCCCCGTGAACACCTCGCCTGGAATTCCGATAGGAGTCTGAAGCCCCGGTCCGGCGTGTCCGGCCGGGAGTACGTCCATGTTCGCCACGATGTCGGCGTAAAGAATGGCTATGGCGCTCTCCCAGAGCGCCTCTAACTGGGAAACCGTGACCGGAGTTCCCGGAGTGGGAGCAGAGTTGAAAAACAAATCTGCAATCGCTTTTCCTGGCGGTGTTGGGTTCAGTGCCATCTCAAGATTCCTGGAGGTTCATTATTTTGGTCGCGATCTGAGAATACGTTTCAAAATCATTCAAGGGCTGAGGCCCAAGCATGGTGTTTACCGTGTCTTCGGAAAGCGTTTGGAAACCCTGTTGGACCAAGGATATCAAGTCGTCGGTCCCATTTGTAATCTTAAATTTCCCGCTCGGGTATATGTT